AACCAATGACCATACAAGTGGTGATACTTATAGTGTTATTATTTGGGCTCACAAGCATTATGCTAATCCTAGTTAATGCCATTAAGGAAAGGTAAATCTAATAAAGATGTTTCCTCTAATATAAGAACATTGCGGCAGGAGGGGTTCCCCCAGAACCAATCTGTCGCAATTGCTCTTAGTAAAGCAGGAAAATCTAATAAAAGTTCTGGAGGGAAACTTTCAGGAGGAGGAAAAAATATGCCAGAAGTAGATGGTAAACATTACCCTTATGATAAGGCAGGAAAAAAGGCTGCTAAAAAAGCGGCTCAAGCCAAAGGTGTTGAAGTAGAGTATAAGAGCGATGGCGGTGTTATTGGCTCAACTCAGAGAAGAAGAGCCAGACAGGGTGCAGAAGTAGTAAAATAATAAATGGCTACTACGACCACTAATGCGTTTAATTTAGATATCGGTGATATTGTCGATGAAGCATTTGACAGGTGTGGCTTAGAAGCTCGCACTGGATATGATTATAAGACTGCCAGACGCAGTCTTGATCTGATGATGCTGGAATGGCAAAACCGAGGATTAAACTTATGGACTATAGAAAGTGGAACTACTACCTTAACGGCTGGTACTTCTGAATACACTTTTGATGCAGACACAGTTGATCTGCTGGAAGTGCACTTACGTCTAAATAGTGGTGATACTTCTAGTCAAACTGACTATGATCTTACACGAGTTTCTGTATCAGGTTATGCGGATTTACCTAATAAATTACAAGAAGGCAGACCTTTACAATATTATGTAGAGCGATTAACCAGTAGTTTTAAGATAATCTTATATCCTGTGCCTGATGATGTTCAAACTTATGTATTAAGTTATTATCGGGTCAGACAAGTTTACGACAGTGGAGATTTAGGCAGTTATAACATGGATGTACCAAAATTGTTTCTTCCTAGTCTAGTGGCAGGTTTAGCTTATTATGTTGGGATGAAATATCCAGAAGCAGTCGGTAATCGATTAGCGGTGTTAAAACAAGAATATATGGAACAATTTGATTTAGCAGCCGAGGAAAACAGGGTTAAGGCATCGTTTAGATTTGTGCCTTGGACTTATAACTCATGAGTGAATTTGCAGCAGGTAAAAAAGCGTTTGGATTCTGTGATCGTTGCGGATTTCGTTATCCATTACATGAATTAAGAAATCAAGTTAGAGACTTACGACCCACAGGCTGGATGGTATGTCCCGAATGTGATGATGAACCTCAACCACAGTTACAACAAGGTAGTTTCAAGATTTACGATCCAGTAGCTTTAAGGAATCCCAGACCTCCTCTTGGTCAAGCAGCAAGCAGGAGAACCTCGGCATGGAATCCTATAGGTGGTTGGAACTCAGAATTTGGACCCAGTGATTTAGACAATATGTACATGACGGGTGAAGTAGGTTTTATTAAGGTAGTAATATCATGAATTATGCAGGATTAAAGACAGCTATACAGAATTATCTTCAGAATACTGAAACTACTTTTACAGATAGTTTAGATACTATTATTCAACAGGCAGAAGAAAGGATATTAAATGTAGTACAACTGCCTGATTTCAGAAGAAATCAATCGGGTACAACATCTGCTGATAATCAATATTTATCAATACCAACTGATTTTTTGTCTCCTTATTCTTTATCGGTAACGGATGGTAATAGCAAACAGCAATTTTTACTGAATAAGGATGTAAATTGGATTAGAGAAATCTATCCGACAGCAACAGCAACAGGATCGGGATCATTGCCTAAATACTATGGGATATTCAGTGATCAGTTTTTTATCATGGCTCCAACACCAGGAGCAGCATTTACCACAGAAATACATTATTTTTATAAGCCAGCTTCTTTAACGTCTGGAGCTACGGGTGGAACGACATGGCTTTCTGCCAATGCAGAAACTGCATTACTCTATGGGTCTTTGATTGAAGGTTATACCTTCATGAAAGGTGAAGCCGATATGTTTCAGATATATCAAGCCAGATATGAGGAAGCTTTAGCACGACTTAAAGTTCTTGGTGATGGTAGGGATCGTAAAGATGCTTATCGATCAGGACAATTGAGGATACCAGTAACATAAAAACATAAGGAGCAGATATGTTAAAAAAACCTATAAAAGCCTTGAAAGGCAAAAATATAGCTATTGTGGCGATGGGAAACAGTCAATTGGATTATCACATGGCTATAACGCATAGTCAGGAGTTTGACGAAGTTTGGGTCATTAATGCGATGATCAGTGTAATTCCTAATCCAGATCGTGCTTTTGTAATGGACCCTGTATCCAGATTTTTTGAGTCTGATGATGCAGGAGATATGTCAGAAGTAATGAGACAAACTTTACCAAAGATGAAATGTCCTATTTATACTTGTCAGTTAGATGAAAGGGTTCCTGCTTTAGAGTTGTATCCGATAGAAACTTTAATTAAAGATACGGAGTGTGGATACATAAACAATACAGTCGCTTATGCCATTGCATTTGCCTGTTGGAATAAAGTGGGAAATGTTAATTTATTTGGAGCAGACTTTACCTATAAAGGTAATTTATATTTTGCTGAAATGGGCAGAGCTTGTTGTGAATTCTGGTTAGCAAAATGTATGGAAAGAGGTGTAGAAGTACAAATAGCAGTCCGTTCAAACCTATTGGATGCTAATGTGGATGTTAAAGATAAGCTGTATGGTTATCATAGATTAGCTGATCCAGTTATTTCTTATCTTCAAGATGGTAAAATGAATGTTTGTAAGTGGTCTGAAGTAGTTAAGGAACAATCGGTTCCATTTGGCGTTGCTGGAAGATACGACACGAATATTACATGGTTAGATAGAGCCAATACACCTGCAACCACTCCTCCTGAACCGACTAAATATTGATATGGAAACTGAGCAATTTGAAACAACATTGGGTGATTTAGGGGTAACAACAACAGATTACAGAGGTCACTCTATTGAAGAAGTGGCTAAAATGGCTACAGATAAATTGATTTCTGTAAGTGACTCGGCTCCTGATCCGATACGGCTACAAGCTAATGCGTTTAAGGAAAGGTGTCAAAAGGTTATTACATATTATATGAAAGAAGCGGTGAATAACCACATTTGTACAGTATGTAATATTTTAGAAAAACAAGGTCAGAAAGACCTAGCTAATATTATTAGGAGACTATAATGGCGATAACACAGGCAATGTGCACCAGCTTTAAGAAAGAACTCTTACAAGCCAAGCACAATTTCTCAACAGGAGGAAACACTTTTAAACTGGCTCTTTATACCAGTTCAGCTACGATGAGTGCTTCTACTACAGCTTATTCAACCAGTCAGGAAGCAACAGGAACCAATTACACAGCAAAAGGGGGTACTTTAACTAAAGTTGAACCTAATACTTCTGGAACCACTGCGTTTACAGACTTTGCTGATTTAACCTTTGGTACTTGTACGATCACAGCTAGAGGCTGTATGATTTTCAATGAAACAGCTTCAGGTGATCCTTCGGTTGCTGTCTTTGATTTCGGTGGAGATAAAACAAGTACAGCAGGTAGCTTTACTATTACTTTTCCCACCGCAGACGCAAGTAACGCTGTTATTAGAATAGCGTAGGATAGCCGATGGCTGGCTGGGGTCGAAGTACCTGGGGTTCAGGCACCTGGGGTGAGCCCGTTGAAGTTGATGTTACTGTAACCCTTACGGGTCTTGCAGGAACTTCTGCTTTAGGTACAGAAAGTGTTAGTGCTGGTGCAACAGTTGCCGTCACAGGACTGGCTGGCACAGGCTCAGTTGGTACAGTTGTTGCAACGGGTATTGCAAATGTAACTGTAACAGGACTCGCAGGAACCACTGCTTTAGGCACAGAAACAGCAACTGGAGACGCTAATGTAGCGGAAACAGGCGTTGCTGGTACGGGTGCTGTCGGAACGGTAGTAGCAACTGGTATTGCCAATGTAACAGTCACAGGACTGGCTGGAACTACTGCACTCGGTACAGAGACAGTTAGTGGTGATGCTAATGTAACCGAAACGGGACTTGCAGGAACGGGTGCCGTAGGCACAGTGATCGCAGCAGGTTTTGCCATCACAGGAGTTAGCGGTACTGCTTCTACAGTATCTCTAGGTGATGAAACAGTTACTGGTGACGCTAATGTTTATCCTACGGGAGTAGCAGGAACTTCGGCATTAGGTACTTTAACTTTAGTAACCAATAATATTATAGCGGTTACTACTGATACTTTAACCTCAGGACTTGGATCAATAACTGCTGCTGGACATGCTAATATTTATCCTACAGGAGTTTATGGAACAGGAGCAGTTGGAGATTTAGCTGTTTGGGGAGAATTAAATCCCGATCAAGATGCAGAATGGTCTGCAGTTAGTCCTTCGCAAGATGCTTCTTGGGAAGATGTGGCAGCTTAATAATTTAACAATAATCAGGAAACAATTATGGCAAGTACATATGTAAATAATCTAAGGCTCAACGAGATGGCTACTGGTGACGGTAGCGGAACGTGGGGTACAACAACAAATACGAATTTAACGCTGATAGCGGATGCTTTCGGTAGTTCTTCAACAGGAATTACGGGAACTACACACACCATTACTATACCTGATGGTAGTGAAACAGATTCGGAATCAAGAAGAATGGCATTAACGCTAACGGGGTCTATTACCGCACTCAACACAGTTACTTTAGCACCCAACACAGTTAGTAAAGTCTGGATAATTCAGAACTCAGCAGGTTACGCAGTTAGTCTTACCCAAGGCACAGGAGCCAATGTCGTAATACCAAATGGCGGTATTAAGATGATTGTCACTGACGGAGCAGGGAGTGGTGCTGCCGTTACTGATGTTTTAGACATGACAGGTGGCACAGGCAACGTAGGACTCGGTAGCGGTAATTTAGGCACAGCCCTAACCACAGGAACAGACAACGTAGCCATTGGGGAAGCGTCACTCGATGCGGTCACTACTGGTTCCGACAACACTGCAGTCGGTGATAATGCTGGTGGTGCTTTAACCACAGGCGGCAATAACGTAGCTATTGGTTCAGGAGCCTTATTAGTAGCGACAACGGCTGCTGATAACACCGCAGTAGGAACTTTAGCCTTAACCGCTAATAGTTCTGGGACAGACAATACTGCTGTGGGCTATGCCGCAGGGGATGCAGTAACCACAGGTTCTGACAATACTTTAATTGGTGATAATTCAGGTGGTGCTTTAACCACTGGAGCAGAAAACGTAGCTATCGGGTCTAGTGCCCTTCTTACAGAAGATGGTAATGGTAAAAATGTTGCGGTTGGTTTTGAAGCACTTAAAGTTCAAAATGCGGGAGCAGAAGGATATAGCGTAGCTGTTGGATATCAAGCTGGCGTAGCAGTGACTACAGGTGTTCAAAACGTAGCTGTTGGTGCTTTGGCTTTAGATGCTGTAACAACAGCAAGTTATTTAACGGCAGTAGGCTATGGTGCTTTAGGAGCAAATACGTCAGGAACAGGTAACACAGGAGTAGGGTATTCAGCAGGAGGTGCTTTAACAACAGGTGCTGATAATACTGCTGTTGGTCAAAATGCTTTACTGTATGTTACTACTGCTTCTCGAAATACAGCAATCGGTACTGCTTCTTTAGACGCTTCCAGTAATGCAGGTGATGATAACACAGCAGTTGGATATAACACTTTGACTGCAAACACGACAGGTACTGATAACACTGTTGTAGGTTCTTATTGTATGGGATCAAACACCACAGGTGCTTCAAATACAGGTCTTGGTTATAATACTTTGAATGCAAATACTACAGCTTCTAACAATACAGGTCTTGGTTATAACGCTTTAGCAGCTAACACCACAGGTGCAAGTAATGTTGCCGTGGGTGCTTTAGCTTTAGACGCTAATACTACAGCATCTTTTAATACAGCAGTTGGTACAAGTTCTTTAGGAGCAAACACTGACGGAGCATATAATACAGCCGTTGGTGAAGGTTCACTAGAAGCAAATACCACAGCAGATTACAATACAGCACTTGGCTGGAATGCGGGTAAGCTAATCACAACAGGAGAACATAATACTCTGGTAGGTAGAGACGCAGGACAAGCAGGGAATCTTTCACAAGCTACTTTGATAGGTGCAGCAGCAGGATATGCGATGACTACCGCAACACAAAGTGTTGGAGTCGGTTATGCTGCTTTACTATCAACCACCACAGGTTCTTCAAATACATCAGTAGGTTGGTTCTCTATGTATGCAAATACCACAGGAGCAAATAACACAGCCGTTGGTACAAGGGCTTTAGACGCTAATACGACAGCATCAGATAATGTAGCAGTTGGTTCTGCTGCTCTAGGAGCAAACACGACAGGAGCAGGAAATACAGCAGTAGGAAAAGCTTCTGGTACTAATTTAACTACAGGTGATTCCAATGTAGCTATTGGAATGAATGCTTTAGAAACTGCAACTACAACTGATAATAGCGTTGCCATTGGCTATGCTGCTTTGGCATCCTCTGTTGCTGGTGGTAATGTAGCTATTGGATATACTGCTTTAACTGCGAATACGACAGGCACAGATAATGTAGCCGTTGGTCAGAATGCTTTAGATTCAAACACGACAGGTACTGTAAATACAGCAGTTGGTTTTAATGCTTTAGCTGCTAATACCACGGCAAACGGAAATACAGGTCTAGGTAGAAAGGCTCTGGAAGCTAATACTTCGGGAGCAAATAATACTGCTGTGGGTGCTGATGCTTTATTATCAAACACAACGGCTAGTTATAACACAGCCGTAGGTACAGGTGCTTTAGATGCCAATACCACAGCTTCTAACAATACAGCCGTTGGTTATGCTGCTTTAGGAGCAAACACGACAGGAGTTTCTGGTGTTGCTATTGGAACTAATGCTGGAGATTTAATTACTACAGGAAACGATAATATTTGTATAGGTGTTCAATCAGGTTCTAATACTGTTAATCTTACTACTGGCTCACAAAATATTCTAATAGGAACTTTTGCTCACACATCTGCTGCAGGTTCAGGTTATCAATATGTTATTGGGTATGACGCTGTAGGTTCAGGTAATGATACGGCTACTTTTGGTCATGGTGCTACAGATTCAACCTTGTCATTAGGTGGAACATCTTGGTCAGCACCTTCGGATATAAGATACAAAGAAGATATACAAGATGAAGTAGTTGGATTAAATTTTATAAATGAATTAAGACCTGTTACTTTCCTTTGGAAAAAAGAAAAAGACTTACCCAAAGATCATACAGCCTATGTAAAAGATTCCGAAGAAAGAACTATGAATGGAAAATATAATCATGGCTTTATAGCACAAGAAGTTAAAGAAGTAATTGATAGATATGATTTAAAAGAAGGCTTTGATATGTGGAAAGAAGATGATGCTGATGGTAGACAGAGAATAGGTGAAGGAGCCTTAGTTCCTATGCTTACCAAAGCAATACAAGAACTCTCGGCAAAAGTCGAAGATTTAGAAAAACAACTTAATAATAAGGAGTAAAAAATGGCAATAACTAAAACCCTAACCACAGCCGTGCCCTACAATTTAAACAGTAAGGTACAACAGTGGGATTTAGGCATGACGTACAATCAAGGCAGTAAAAGTGCAAGTCCCTCAACTTACTACGAAAGTAGCTTTAGAGAAACTATTCCTGCGACTGATCCAGTATCAGGCGATATTAACTTCACGCCCAAAGCGGAAGGTAGTTGGACTTTAGCTGAATTGACGGCTTTATGCCCTACGTCAACGTGGGATGACGTATTTGCGAGTCAGTACGACAGCGTGATTACCAATCCCCCTGACGATCCAGTCCCTGACCCAAGTTACGTTATCCCAGAGTAAGCATGGCTTACGCAAGGGCAGAAGGTCAAGGCGAGGTTGACATCTATACGATGCCCGCTTTGTTTATGTTAAAGGCAGAAATACCAGAAAAACTGGTAGACGGCTTGAACGATTATCTGGATGAATTACGGGAAGACGAGGACAGGGAATCATTGGCGAAAACCCTAGTGGGACAAATCCATCAGGGCGAACAGCTAAATATTCCTCCGACTGACGATGAGCGTATTCAACCTTATGTGGCGTATCTGTGCGATTTAGGAGCAACCTATATCAATCATTTTAGCCAGTCCACAGGGATTATGTTTAAGACTAATAAACAGATAGCCTTAGACGAACTCTGGTCGGTGCATAGTTTTGAGGGAGACTATAATCCTATACACGATCACGGCACTAAGACCATTATGGGTATTTCTACAACCACTTGGACCAAAGTACCGCAACAGGTATTAGACCAGCCAACATCGGGTACGCCTGAGTATAGCTTATACAATGCTTCAGGACACAGTGACGGCTGTTTAGCCTTTAGTTATGGCAGAAATAGTCTAATAGATACAGACCGATTATTCCCCCCACAAAGTGCGGTGGTTAAGCCAGAAGTAGGGGTACAGTATATGTTTCCTTCAGGCTTACAGCACATGGTATATCCTTTCTTCGGAGAGGGTGAGAGAAGAACAGTCGCAGCGAATTTGAATTGCTGGGACGTACAGGAACAACAATGAAAGAAGAAGTAATAGTAGACCCAGTAGAAACTACGGAAATAGACGTAGACCCTTTAATAACCACTAAACTAGCCTATGTAGAAAATCTACAAAAAGAACTTGAAGGGATTCAGGAACAGATGGTTTCCTTGCAATATCAAATGGATATTAGAGTAACGGCTTTAACTTTGTACCAGAGTTCATTAGAAGTGGTGGTGGAAGAAGAACCTAAAGAAAATGGTAAGGATAAAGAGGATGAGTCAAACAGTTGACACTTTAGATGTTAAGATCAAAGCTCACGAAGACGTTTGTGCAGTTCGCTATGAGAACATAGAAAAAAGACTGGAAGCAGGAAGCAAACGCTTTGACAAGATAGATAAGTTAATACTTGGCTTATATACAATGTTATTGGGATTAACTGCCTATTTGGAATTTGTGAGATGAGCGACAGAGACCAATCAGGAAGATTTGGTGGAGATATGGACCGCAACGAGGTTGAGATCGACCTCAATAAGTTCATGGAGTTATTGCAGGAAAAATCTACATTAAAAGACAGAATTAGGGAGTTGGAAGATGAGGGTATGAAAAACCCACATCAGAAGTGGATATTCTTAGCCCAAGCTGTAGATAGCTGGCGGATATTCCCTAGAGCCTTTTTAACAGTCTATATTTTTCTACTTTACTATACTGTAATGTGGTTCATGGAATTGCCAGAGCCTAGCTTTGAGCAGTCAGGTTTAATATCTATAGTAGTAGGTGCAGGTGCCGCTTGGTTTGGACTCTACGCAGGAACTTCAGGTAGCTCTAAGAGCTTTAAAGGTGAAGAGAAGAAGTAATGTATGAATATAAGTGTAAGGAAATTAAGAGAGTGGTCGATGGTGACACTGTGGATGTTATTCTTGATCTTGGCTTCAATGTCCTTCATTCTGTTCGTGTTAGGTTGGTTGGCATTGATACCCCTGAAAGCCGTACAAGAGATTTGGATGAAAAGGCGAGGGGGAAACTTGCAAAGAAATTCTTAGAGAATTGGTTAAGCCAAGAACAGGTAAAAGAAAAAAAGAAAATAGTCATTAAGACTTTTAAAAAATCAAAAGGAAAGTTTGGTAGGGCTATAGCAGAAATTTGGGTGAATGATGTGAATGTTAATCAGGATATGATCGAGTGTTATCATGCCGTTCCATACTCAGCCCAGAATAAGAAAGAAGTGGCAGAGCTTCATTTAAAAAACAGAGAAAGACTGATTGAGCAGGGAGTCTTTAAACCATAGGGGAAAACTATGTTAATAATGATTGCATTAATAATAAGTGCAATAGTATTTATTGCGTCAGCAATAGCTGCTATTACACCTACGCCAAAAGATGATAAATGGATAGGAAAACTATACAAGATCGTTGATGTGTGTGCTTTAAATATTGGTAAAGCCAAAGACAAAGCGAAAAAGAAATAACAATTAAGAGGAGCAGAAGGTGAAGATCAATGAAAGCAAAGTGGTTGCTTTTTACAGCTATATGGATATTTGTAGGGCTTCTTGCTTCTGTAGCTTTAAGAGCTGCAGAAAATGAACCTGAAAACCCAGACTGTACGGCTGGTACTGAGTTTTGTGAGCAAAACTCGTTAGACACAACGAACAATACCACCACGAATAATACTAACGTCAATACGAATACCAACACGAACACGAACACCAACACGACAACGACTACTAGCACAGCGACCAATACGAATGCCAATACCAATGCCAACACCAACGTTAATACGAACACAACGACAACGACAGCTACGAACACGAATGCCAATACCAACGTCAATAACAATACAAGCAATAACACTAACGTAAATACCAGCACCGCAACCAATACCACCACCGCAACCAACACGAACAACAATACAACGACTGCGAATAATACTAATGTAAATACTTCAACAGCCACTAATACCAATACGAATGTAAACACCAACACGAACAACAGCACAGTCAACAGCACCGTTAATTCAAATAATACGAGTACCAGCAGTAATACGAATACCAGTACCTCAGATAACACCAATACGAACACCAATACGAACAACAATACCAATACCAGTACCAGTACCTCAGATAATACGAATACCAATACCAATGTGAATCAATCCACATCCGACTCTAAGGTGGAAACAGACAATACCAATACGAATAACAACAACAGTGTCAGCGATAATACGAATCGGAATATTAACGAATCCAATACTACGCAAACGATCAAGCAAGAGATAACCAGTAAGGCTCCTCCTGCGTCTGCGATTGCTCCTTCAATCATGTCTTATTCACAAGACTTATGTACGACTGGAAGGTCAGGTGCTTTTCAAGGCCAGGTCTTTGGTATATCTGGCGGTAGAACCATAAGGGATGAGAACTGTGAAAGGTTAAAGCTGAGTAAATACATCTACGATATGGGCATGAAGGTCGCAGCAGTATCTATTCTTT